AAAAAGGGTTAGTAGAAAAAAAAGATGGTTCATACTATCCAACCGAAAAGGCTTTAAATAAAGAAACTAACGAAATAGACTCAGAGGTTGTAACGCTTTATACTTATGAAAAGCGTGAAGATGTTGATGGACCAACAATAAAAGACACCACCCGACAATTCTGTAGGGATATGTATAATAACACTCATAGAGGTGGTAAAAAAGTAGGATTAAGTTACGAAATGATAGATAACATCTCTAATGAGTTTGGGGAGAATGCTTGGGATTATAGAGGTGGTTGGTATAACGACGGAACAGAAACAACACCTTGGTGTAGACACGTGTGGCAAGGTCAAACAATTTTAAGAAAGAAATAATGGCACTTTGGATAGGACAAGAATACTTAAAAAGCAAATCAGTAATAAACGATAACGCTGATTTTCAAATATTAAAACCTATAATTCAAGCGGTTCAAGATTTATTTATTGAACCTATTTTAGGTACTAAACTTTACAAACAAATAGATACTCAGATTACAAATAACACTTTAACAGCAGCCAATCAAACGCTTCTTAATGATTATATCCTTAAGTGTATGTTATGGTACGTAATGGCTGAAAGTTCTAAGGTGTTTAAGTTTAGATATACTAACAAAGGTATAGTAGTTAAAACAGGCGAAAACTCCGAAGCTATAAGCACGGATGATTTGAAATTCATAGTAGATGATTGGAAAAATTATGCTGAGGTATACGCTGAAAAAACTATAAACTATATCGTACAAAACGAAAGCAGCTATCCTGAATATTCTAACAATAACGGAGTGGATGAAATATTACCTAAGGGTAGTGGATTTGATTCTCCATTTTATTTACCTGACCCATTTGTTAAGAACTGGAAGGATAGAAAAAACGCAGGAAACTTTTAATGAATAAAACGGATAAAAAAATAATCGAGTATCTTTTAAAAACTAAATTGAGTGCTTACATTAAACCAGATAGTCAAGAAGTTAGAAACATTCGCAAACGACCACAAGCAACTAAGCGGTAATTTTCTGTTTGGTCAGTTTTATGATTACGTGGCGAATAAGTCAGAGCATTACCCTGCTATGATTGTTTACTTACAGCCTAACCAATTATCCGAAAATACAGATACATATACTTTTCAAATTACAATTTGTGACCGTTTAAAAAAGGATGATACTAACGAAATCGAAGTACTAAGTGATACTAACTTAATTGCAAAAGATTTAATAACATACTTTAAGAACTCACCAACGGAACGAGATGTAATAATAAATACTTCAGTTACTTTAAACGACTTTTCAGATAGAGAAGATTCGGAAACTGCTGGATACTTTTTTGACATAACATTTAGACAAAATTTTGATTATAACTATTGCGACATACCACTATGATAACTAAAACAACTATAACACGTCCAAACGATACCACTGCATACGCTACCGGAGATGTAATAAATGCGAGTGGCTCAACAACTCCTATTTTATTGGATTTAGGAAAACTTACAAATAATTCATTTGTATTTCAAACACATTTAATAAGCTCAAACGCTTCAAGCACACCAAGTATTGATGTTTACTTTTTTAGTGCATCTTTTACTATTGCTGCTGACAATGCTGCTTTGGCTCCAAGTGCTGCTAACTTAGGTACTTATTTAGGTAAAATCAGTCACACCTCATGGACTGCATTTTCTAATGGTAAGATATCAAGTGCAAAAGCTGATGCTCCGATAGGACTTCAGGCCATAAGTCAATACTCAGGTGGAACAACTTTAACAACTGATTCAGCTTATATTTACGCTGTATTGGTAGCTGCTGGAGCATACACACCAACTGCTAACGAACAAATCACTTTAAAAGTAGACGTAGATTAATGAGGTTACAGCCTGTTAATTTTTTTGGAACTAAGAAACAGTCAGGGATTGGGAATATATGGTTCTCAGTCCCTGAATTTATTACATTATCGGATACAACTCCGTCGGCTGGATTTACAATTAACGGTGAGAACTTGCCACTAAATGGTACGGTTCAGGTAACATGTTCAGATAATTTAGAAGTAACGGACTTTTTAGCCGGATACCCTCCTGTATGGAGTTCAACTCTAACTATCCCATATCAAGGTTATAACTTAGCGACTGCTCCCGTAGCTGGTAATAAATGTTATCAAGTTAGATTAAAGCCTAATCAAGCTTATAACGTATATAACGAAACTTTAACTTGCACAGTTGGAGATGTTACTTCGACTTTAAATTGCACAGGAACGACTAATTTTAATTTAAATAACTTAGCTGTTTATTTAGATGCTTCAAATACTGATTCTTATTACGGTACTACTTGGAATAATTTAGTTGCTTATAACCCAAGATTAACAAATACAGGAGCTACATTTAGTTCTTTAAACTATGGTAGTTTTTCTTTATCAGGTAGTAATTATTTAAGTGGAGTATATAACGACCCTTTCACGGACTTTACTTGTATGATTTGGTTTAAGTGTACAAGCATAAATGCAAGTCAAACATTATTAACTTTTGGTAAAACGTCAAGTCCTTATGCTTTTGTTGAAACTCAATTAAATGCTACAAATAACTCCTCTATTTTTACATATTGGAATGGTTCAGGTTCTAAAAATTCTTACATACCTGAAACTACTCCGAATGGAGATTATAACGATGGTACTTGGCATTCATACGTAGTAACAAGGAGTGTAACAAATTCGCCTTATACTGAACATTATGTTGACGGAGTATTAATAACCACTACATTAAGGAATGGCGACCAGACTGAAACATGGGGAGGTTTACCCGGTCAATTAACCTTAGGTGTTAACTATATAGGTAACATCTCACTAATTAAATTATTTAAAAGAGTTTTAACATCTACTGAAATTCTTTACGAACATAACATTTATAAAAATAGGTATTTATGAGAAAAACTTTAAAAGTTGTTGCATTTGGTGGTGGACCAGCGGACGCATTTATAAAAGCTGCAGGAATAACAGACAGTACACAACAAACAGCTATTAAAACATTGGTTAATGATTTAAATGGTTACGGGTTATGGTCTAAAATGTTAGGCATATATCCATTAGTGGGCGGTACTGCAAGTTCACATTCATGGAATTTAAAAGATACTACTAAACTAAAAATGCGTTGGGTTGGTGGTATGACTCATGACTCTAATGGTGTTACAGGTAATGGTACTAACTCTTACGGTCAGCCTGATATAACAGGAACAACAGGTATTAATGCAACAAACTACCCACCTTTAACAGCTACAAACTACGGTATATCATTATATCAAAGGAATACATCTGTTGAGTATATTCCACAAATTGGCTTTGGTTATGCTGATGGGTATTTTCTTTCATCTTATGGTGGTGGTACTACAAGTTATTTTAGAGGGATTTCATTATCTCAAGTTAGTGGTACAAACTCAAATAAAACAGGTTTATTCCACATGTACGGAGGTTCAGGAGTTGGTTCTGGTATAGTTAACGGAACTAAGGTAGCTACTGGTACAGGTGGTCAACTACAAAATCCAGCATTAGGTACTTTTTTATGGTTTGGTGCTAATAATGGGGCAGGGTATTCAAATCGTAACTTCGCATTCTTTACAGTATCGGAATATTTAAATGATACCGAAGCTGCTAATCTTTATACCTCTATACAAAAATTTCAAACTACATTGAATAGATTTGTAGGTACTCCTATTTATCCTTCGTTTGATTCCGATGCTCAGTCCTTTATGACATCTGCAAGCATAACAGATAGCACACAACAAGCTGCTGTTAATTATTTAGTAACTGACTTAAAATCTAATAACCTTTGGTCTAAGATGAAGGCTATTTATCCGATGGTTGGAGGTAATGCTACAAGTCACTCATATAATCTTAAAAACCCTTCACAGTTTCAAATAACTTGGAATGGTGGTTTAACACATAGTTCAAATGGAGTTTTACCAAATGGAACAACTGGATATGGAAACACTAATTTTAATCCAAGCTCTAATATAACAACAAACAGCGCACATCACTCATTCTATTTTAAAACAAATAGGTCAATATATCAAACTGCTGTACATGGAGCTTATCAGTCAAATCAATTAGATATGGCTCTTTATCCTTATGCGTTTAATATAGGATGGATAAATGATATATTTGACAATTCAACTTCAAGATTAACTATAAGTACTGGAGATTCAACTGGTTATGTAATAGGAACAAGAAGTTCATCAAGTAGTCATAAATTATTTAGAAATAACACACAAATAGCATCAACTACATCCGCAACAACTGGAACACCACCTAATGCCAATTATTTTATAGGTGCATTGAATTATTTAGGGTCTGCTAATTATTTTGATAATAACCAAATAGCTATGGCTACAATAGGTGACGGACTTACTGATACAGACGCATCTAACTTATACACAATAATTCAAAACTACCAAACAATTTTAAGCCGAAATATATGATAGTATATAAACTAAAATCACAAGACGTAGACAAGGTAAAGGGCGGACAATTCGCACCTGATTGCTACTTTAATCCCGTTCAAGATATTGACGGAAACTGGATAATCTCAATAGAAGAGTTAGAAGGTATACAAAATCCTGACTTCATGTTTTTAACTTTAAAAGATGAACACGGTGAGTATATTAATGTAACTCCGATAGAATATAAACCCGTACCACCACCTCCGATGCCATGAAATTTAGCGACCTAAAATTCACAAGCGCTGATGTTGTTAAACTCGTTGGTTTCTTAGGTGTTATCGGAATGATGTGGGCTGACCTTAAAAGCTCATACGTTTCAATGCAAAAGGATGTCGAGTTTTTACAATATCAAATCAATGAGATTAAAAAAGAAAACCCAAAGATAGCTGCTGTACTACCAAAATCAATAGAATTAGAACGTGAATAATTATTCTTTAATAGGTGTTTTAATAGCTTTAATCGGAGTCCTTAAAGGTAAAGAGGTATGGGAATATTTAAAATCCCGTAATGACTCAAAAGGAAACAAAGACCTAATTAAACTATACGAAACACAATTAAATGAATGTAAAGAGCGTTCCGATGAACTGACCAAAAAGAACGAAGTACTATCGGAAAGGTTACAAAAACACTTATTAAAATCTAAGGGAAATGGACTTAAGCAAAATAAAAGAGATTAACTCTAAATTAAGAAAAGCACACTTTTTAAGCCAATGCGCTCATGAGTCAGGTAACTTTACTTTTTTAAGTGAGAATTTAAATTATTCAGCCGACGGACTTTTAAAGATATTCCCTAAGTACTTTGATAAAGCATTAGCGTTAAGCTACGCTCGTAACCCTCAAAAGATAGCTAATAGGGTATATGCTAATCGTATGGGTAACGGAGATGAATCGACCGGAGATGGATTTAAATTTAAAGGCAGAGGTTATATTCAATTAACTGGTAAATCCAACTATGCTGAGTTTTCTAAATATATTGGCGAAGATTGTTTAACAAATCCCGATTTAGTTTCGGTTAAATATCCATTAGAGTCAGCAGCGTTCTTTTTTACAAAGAATAAACTATGGGCAATTTGTGATGAAGGGGATAGTGAGGATGTTATTAAAAAACTAACTAAACGAATCAACGGAGGTCTACACGGAATAGATGACCGAATAAAAAAATTTAAAAGTTATTATATATGAAAAAATTTTTAGTATCTTTGTTCCTCGATGAAGTAGGGAATGTATCGAGCAAGAGAGTGTGTGGCGTTCTTTGTATAGTATCGTTATGCGTCACAATGTTTGCTAACCAGTTTACTCCCGAACACATAAAGCCTTCCGATACCTTAGTTGATACCGTTGGATTGTTAGCCTTTGGATGTTTAGGCTTAACAAGTGTAGATAAGTATACTAAAAAAGATTAGGTCATGCCCCGTAAGGCAGCCTCCCCCCAAGTAATGATGTGTGATGTGGGGGGTTCTTTTTTGGTTTCTAATCTTAAGAATGCAGGACTTAAGTAATGAAACCTTAAAGCCCCTTCGGGGGCATTATTTATGAAATACATAAGAGAAATAATAATATTAGGACTTTTAATAGTTATATTCTTATTGGTCCGATGTCAGGATAAAACTATCGAGTATAAAAGTATAGTAACACCAGTTGAAAAAACTATCTATAAAAAAGGTAAAAATATACATCATGTAAAAGTTAAATCTAAATTTATACATGATACTATCAAATTAACTAAATTAGATACCATTAGAATTGTTGAAGCTTATAATTCAATGAATGTCTATAAAGATACTTTGAACTTTGATTCATTAGGATACGTGAGCATAACGGATACCATTTATAAGAACGAATTATTGTCAAGGTCTGTAAAATCAAAGATTAACAAATTTGAAACTATTAAAATATTGAATCCTAATAAGTTTTTTATTGGGTTTGATTTGGGGATGAACTATATAGGCACCTCAGCAATTTTAACTTTGCCTAAGTATAGTATAAGAGCCGGAGTTGGTTACAACGGACATTTTAATTTTAATTTAGGTTTATACTATAAAATATGGTCGAAATAGTTAAAAAATATCTAAAACGGTTTCCTGATTTACCAAGCTTAACATTAGCTAAAAAGATTTATAAAGAGAATCCTGAGTTTTCAAGTTTAGATAATGTAAGGAAAGCAATACGTCGTTTGCGTGGTCAATCAGGAGAAGATTCAAGGAAACGTAAAGACAAAACCTTTTTTAAACCCGAAGGCTCACGTAATCCATTTAAGTTACCTGAGTCACACGCTGATATTTATGAAGCATTCAGTATTAACCAAAGTAAAATACTTATATTATCGGATTTACATTTCCCTTATCAACATAATGATGCAATTACCTTGGCTTTAGAGTATGGGTTACAAAAAAAAGTTAATTGTATATTAATCAATGGGGATTTAATTGATTTTGCTACCATATCACGACACGAAAAGAATTGGAGGGATAGAAGTGTATTTGAAGAGTTTGAGTCCGTTAAAATGTTCTTAAAAACGCTTAGGGATACATTCCCTGATGCTAAGATAGTTTATAAATTAGGCAATCATGATGAACGCTTTGAAAAGTACTTATTCTTAAAAGCTCCAGAGATTTTTGATTGCGTTGAGTTTAAATTGGAAATACTTTTAAAGTTAGGTGAGTTGAGGATTGAGATTGTTAAAGACAAGCTGCCTATTCACATAGGTAAGTTAACAGTCCTTCATGGTCATGAGCTTGTTGGTGGTTCCGGCGGAGTCAACCCTGCTCGTGGTGCTTTTGTTAAAACATTATCTAATATCTTAATAGGTCACTTTCATAAAACCTCAAACCACGTAGAATCAACCATGCACGGTGATGTTATTTCGGTACATTCTCAAGGGTGTTTATGTGGAATGAATCCTTTATACATGCCTATTAATAAATGGAATTTAGGCTTCAGTTATGTAGAACACGAAATAAAAACAGGGCAATTCATTATTCATAATCTTAAAATAATTAACGGTAAAGTATATTAATGGACTTACATTGGTTAAAGTTAGATGTTATATTCCCTATTCAAAGTGGGTTAGATAACGAGGAGATGTCCGAAATAGACACCATTAGATTAAGGTCTGAAGGTATCGAGGATGGATTTGAAACTGGAACAGCATATTGTAATATCGGACATGACCCAATAGTACAAATCAATCCACGTTGTTTTATTCCAAAGGGCAGACAAAACCGTAAATATTACTCAGAGATTGTATTTCAATCCGGAACAATTATCTACGGTATTGGTAAGCCTGACCTTATTTATTCTAAGCTTAGTGAGTACGCTGCCCAGTTCGATACTCAGCCGGATAAAGAAACATCCGTGTAAGTAACTTCATATCAGCCATTTTAGTTTTATACTCAAAGTCACTTAAAGTTCCACAAATTAAGTCATTCTCCATTTTAGCGATGTGCCTTAATAAGTCCTTCTTTTGTTCCTTTAATCCTTGGTAGTTTCCTAAGCTGAATCCGTTACGCTTAGCGATATTAACTATTAAGTAAGTATGCTCCATTATTAAGCGTTCCGATTCTTTATAGTCCTTACCTGAAAGTTCATTTAACCTTTCTGCTATTTTTATTGATTTGTCGTTCATGTTGTAATTGGTCTAATAATACAGCGTAGTTAGCAAGGTCAAGGATGCTATCCGATATTGACTCGTTGTTTACTTTGTTAGTATGCAATAACACACCAAGCCTTGCTACCTTCGTTGCGATTAAGTTTAAACAGTTTAATTGTCCCGATGTCCCAGTAATTGCGCCAGCCAGTTTAAAGTTACTAAGACGGTCAGTTCCAGCGTAATCAAAACCTTTCTTAAGCATCGTTTCAGCCATTTTTTTGGTAAACTCAGCAAAGTGTTTTTTTTGTTCATCGAGTGTCATTTTATACGAGTTATGCGTACACCAATATCCATTTTTTCTGTCTTAAACTTTTTTTCAGGTGCCTTACGTTTAACAAACATACACACCGCTGCACTCATTTTTAATTGAGTTTCATTAACCATTAATTGGTCACCGACATTTAAAGAATTAAAGTCGTACTTTGTTTTTCTGCCTTTCATTTTATTGTTAGTTGAGTTGTTGACTTACCTATTAAATAAGTATTTGTATCTAAGGTAAGTTGATAGATAACAAATCCTTCACCGTGAGCAACTTCCTTGATGTTCTCACTTTGAGTTGGTTTCATCGGTAACTGAGTACACGATGCCAGTAGTAATCCTATTATATATTTCATAATTCAAATTTAATTATTTAAACTAACATAACAAAATACTTAATATTTTAGTTAATACCCCTACCACTATTGAATTACCTGCCTGCTTATACGCTTGAGAGTCAGATACAGGCCATGTGAAGCTATCCGGAAAGTCCATCAGTCGGAAGCATTCACGAGGAGTTAGTCTACGGATTTTGTAGTTATTGGTTAAGTGTTTAACAGGATTTTGCCCACCACCATCATTACCTGCTGAAATAGTTGGTGAAATTCCATCAACACTATATATTCTTTGCTGTGAATGTTTTGGGTTATTTAACTGAATTATTTCCTGATTACAAGCTGTATCCAGAGTTTGTGCAACTCCTTTTCCAACTCTACCTCTTCGTGTTTCTGAAGATGGAACACTGAAATTGATTGAATCTCCTTCGGTTGCTTCCTCATAACCTTTTGATGTGGCTGATTTGATTTTTAAAAAATTGTCATCCATTCGCTGGCCTGCTTTAGTTGTAACAGCCTTTGAAATTTCATCATTTTCAATAGTTGAAAACTTAAAACCGTTACCTTTTTCTTTTTGAGTTTCTGAATTTGAAAATAAATAACTAACCATTTTCTCACTCAAAAAATACTTCTCATCCACAGCACTTTCAAGCACGTCTTTTAAACGCTTAGTTAAATGTTCCTCAACTGGGAATCTAAAATCTTTATCATCTCGGATTCCAACTAAAAATACACGTTCACGATTCTGAGGCACTCCATGATGCTTTGCATTAAGAACTTTCCAATATAAATGATATGGTACTGAATCTTCGTAAGGAAATATAACAGGATTACCATTTATTGATTTACCACCTAATAAGTTAACCCACTCACTAAATGTCTTACCACCATTATCAGATAATAAACCTTTTACATTCTCAAATATGAAATATCTTGGATTGTTCTTTTGTATAAATTCGTGACTATTAAAGAATAAAATACCTCGTTTATCTTCCTTACCTAATCGTTTACCAGCTAATGAGAATGCTTGACATGGTGGTGAAGTCATATAAATATCAAGTGGTTCTGACGGAATTTCCCTATCATATACATTTGTAGGATAATATTTAGGTTCTCCATAATTATGTATAAATGTTTGTCTTGCGTATTTATCCATATCACAAGCAAATACTTCATCATATTCAATACCTAATCTAATTAATGCCTGGTTAAAAGCTCCTACACCTGAAAAATCTGAGCCAACCTTTATCATAAATTCCCAATTTTCATTATTTTACCATCAAACTTTAAAGCCACTTCGCCCGTTTGAAGCCCACGACCTTTAGCGATATCGAATAACATCAATCCCCTCGTATCTATTGGTTTACCTTTATATTCGTATCCGTTAGGGAATAATTCGTAATACTCAGGTCGGAATATAAAACTAACAATATCCGCATCCTGTTCAATACTACCCGATTCCCGAAGGTCACTTAATAACGGTCTTTTATCGGGTCGTTCCTCACATTTTCTACTTAACTGACTTAAAGCAATAACCGGAATATTTAAATCCTTTGCGATTGTTTTTAATCCTCTTGATATTGAGCTAATCTCCTGCTCCCGACTACCTTCGCCCTCACCTCGCATTAATTGTAGATAATCTACTATGATTAATTTAATATTCCTTTCATACTTTAACTTTTTAGCCTTAGCTTTTAAATCTGAAATACTTAATACTGAGGAATCATCTATGTAGAATGGAGCATCGGATAATTTGTTAAATGATGTATTCATTACTTCAATATCATTGAGTCCGATTCTTTTTTGATTAATTAGAGTACTTGGAATGTAAGATTCCGATGAAGCCAAGCGACCAGCTAATTCCGAAGCGGTCATCTCTAAACTAAAGAATGCCACAGGGATATTATTTAAAGCCGGTATTTTAGCTAAATGTAAAGCCACAGCGGTTTTACCCATAGCCGGACGTGCTGCTATTATAATTAAATTCCCATTCTGCCAACCTCCAGTTATTGAATCTAAGTCATTAAGTCCTGAAAGTATCCCAGTGGGTTGACCTGAGCTTATAACTTCGTAAATGTCTTTAACTAAATCCCCATAAATTGTTTTTAGTGTTTTAACTTTATCTAACTTAAAGGTAGTAATATCGGATATCTTATTGTTAATATCTTCAATTATTTCTAATGGGTCATTAACTGTGTCCGCTGTTTTCTTTTGAATCTGAAGTCCTAAAAAAGAAAGTTCTCTAATTAAATAAACTTCAACTAACCTATTAATTAAAAAGTTTAGATTCCCTATTTCATTTGTTAAACTTGTTATATAATACGGGCCTCCAATTTGGTCTAATTGCCCTCTTTTTTTAAGTTCTAAGCATACGGTAACGGTATCTATGTTAAAACCCCCCTTTAAAAGCTCACACATTGCGTTATAGACGCACTTCGTTTCAAAGTGGTAGAAATACTCCACTTTTAATTTATCTGCGCTTAAAACGAATTCTTGAGGGAATAACAAAATAGTACCTAATAGATTCTCTTCTAACTTTTTCATAAATATTGATTACGTTGTGCTTTTTGAGGTCCCGAACTTACGGTTAATTTTTTAATGTATGGCAAAGTATTTAACAAAGTAGATTTCCAATAAACTATTTTCTGATACTTACCTGAGCGGTTAATACTCCAGTCGGATTCTAACCAGCTATCGTATTTTAACTTTAAGTCCGATGAGTCGACATTAGGCTCTTTTGTTTTAGCGTATTCTAAAAATTCATCAAAGTTTGGTATTAACGCTTTTTTTATTTTAGTTTTATTTTCATTTACAATTTTATTTTCAATTTCATTTTCATTTTCATCTTCCATATGTTTAACATATGTTTTAGATATGTTATTTATATCTTTAGATTTTAGTCTGTTGTTTCTCCTTGATTCTGAATAGTTTTGACGTTTTATAATTTCATTTTTTAAACGTTCATTATATAACAAATTAGTAATCTCATCAATTTTAAATTTTTCACGTACAGCCTCAAAACATTCATGTGAATTACATATGTTTTTCATATGTTGTTCTTTTATTCCTCCTTTTGATGCTTGAATACATAAACACCTGATATAAGCTCCTACTTGATCATTATTTAAATCAGATACTCCACTAAAAAAATCCTGATGATAAAACAGGAATGCCGGATCCTTACCCATTTTGAACTCCTTTCATTAACTTAATTGTTAATACTGATGGCATTGTTTTGTCTTTAATCTTAATTAAAAACCCTTTATTAAACAACCTTTCGATTATTTTATAAATGCCTTGTTTAGTTAATGACAACTCATCGGATATATAAATAACCGAGAATGTTCTGTTACCACTCGAATAAAATACTTGATGGTAAATTGAATCCAAAACAGCGTATTCGCTAATGGATAGGTTCATCGCCTTTCTTAAGGGATGTGAAATAATTGTATACATAAAATGAAGAAACCCACGAGGTTCGGCTAGCAGTACCTCCCCCCAGTGGGTTAATTAAACAAACATGAAAAACAATGTATGCTGCTATCATACGGGTACAAATATAACTATTTTTTAGTTAAAAACAAACTTCCCAACCAATTTTATTTAAAATATAAGGCCCGAAGTACCTATTAACTATCCATTTTTGACCATCCCAACAAAGTCGGGGATTATTACAGTCAGTAGTTGCGGCAATAAAATATTCGCGAACCGAGTTTGAAAATTGTTTCATCTGATACAGTTGAGTAATAGTTAGTATAAATTATCATAGTTTTTCTATTTTATATCCGTTGAAGGTATCTATTTCATTTTCAAAATCTTCAGATCTGTTATCTTCAACAAAGATTAATTTACGAACGACTGCTTCGCGGACGTATCCGTAGCACCAAGTACCGCCTTCCGGCTCTACTGAATCTTCTAACCAAATTCTTATTCGGTCACCGTTTGTTAAGTTTTCTGTTTTCATGGTAGTTTAAATTTATTATTGTTTCTGTCTATATGCCCTTGATTATAAGCGTCAATAAGTTGTTTACGCTCTAAATCTAAAAGTATTTCAGCTTTATCTATTACCTCACTAAAAGATAATTGACTTTCGGGATATTTTTTTAATAAAACTTTACCCCAAAATATAAGCTCCTGCATGGCTGTTTTTTTATTTTCCATAAGTTTCGTTATAGTATTGTTCTCCAGTTAATGTGTATTTATAAGTTGATATTCCTGCATTCATTTTTTGTTTATTACCATGAGCATCTATTATCTGCTGCTTTTCCATTTCTTTGGCTTGTAAAATTGTTTTGTATGCATCTTCAATAGGCATACTTAAAAATGGCTTAATTTCTTCAATTAGAAATTCTACTGCTGTTTGTTTCATATTTCTTTATTTATTTGTTTATAGTATTTGATTTTCTCTTCTAATTCAGTAACGGAGAATTTAATTGTAAAGTGGCGCATTCTCATCAGGGTTTCGGATGTACCTTGTCCATACTTTTTATCTAAGAACTTTTGATATTCAAATATGTGAAATCCTTTATCCCAAGCGTTGCATTGAACACATCCGGCATTACAATTAGTTTCATCGTAACGGGTAGCCATGTGTTGACGGTCTACAAAATGACAACAGTTAGAATCCTTCCAGTGTACTTTCTTTTTACATGAAACACAAGTAATATATCCGTCAAGGTCTGCATCACGCTTTCGGATAAACTCAGAGAACACACGGTCCAATTCTTTTTTAACCGTACTTAAAGAGCGTTTTTTCATATTATTCCTTCATCTTTTAATGATGTATAACTTTCCTTAGTTAATATAATATGGTCAAGTAAAATAGAATCTAATAACTCTAAAGCTTGTTTAACTTTTATAGTTATTTCTTTATCTTGATTTGAAGGTTGTAAATTTCCTGAAGGGTGGTTATGGCATAAAATAACACCACTCGCCAAACTATCAACAACGTATTTACATATTAATTTAACATCTATAACAGTTCCAGCAATACCGCCTTGAGATATTTTAGCGTAGCCAATTGTTTTGTTAGCCCTATTTAAAAGAAGTATAAAAGCACTTTCAAATATTTCTATATCATCTGAATAAAATTCACGTATAAAATTAGCAGCATCAACGGATTTAGATATTGCAACAACTGGGAATGTTGTTTTTGTTTTTTTAAGTTCGTATAGTTTCATAAAGTGTTTAAATAATTACGACATTCTAAAATTCTGTTTTTAAGCCTTTCGATAAAATCTTCATCATAACGGACTTCGTATTCAACTACCCTTTCGGATTCAGGTATATGAGTAAAGATATGATTCTGTTCTATTTCCTCACAGGCTTTTAAGTACTCAGGGTTTAAGTCCGATACCATGCCCATTTTCCAGCTTATACGTCTTTTTTCATCTTCGATTAACTGTACTGGAGTATCAATTAAAACAAAAGCTACAATAGCCTCTTTTAAGCCAGTTAACCACATATAACCTTGTACCTGAGCAAAGTAATCTTTATTTAAGGCATCGTCTTTAAAAGGGAATGTATGAGCGTTCCAAGAGCTTTTTATATCTATTATCTTATCGGATACTATGTCCGGACTACCTGATATAAACTCATTTGAATAAAACTCTTCATTTTTAGAATAAAAACTGCCTTTAACATTAGAGTAAAATTGAATAGCTGTATCTTCAACTGCTAAACCTTTTTCTACGTACTTATTAGTAAAGTCCTTACGAACACCCCAGCGCACCTCTCGGAATAACTCCTTGAGGTACGACTTTGAGGTTTCACCCATTTTTTTACCTGACTTGTCATTAGTCATTATCTTGCCCAGTGTTGAGCATCGGAATAGTTGATTATTAAAAGTCATGAGTTTTAACTAAATTAACAAGTAAGTTATTAGGTACATTAACTTTTAAATAATAGTCGTAAAACGCTTCTGCTTCTGTTTGACGTGAGAACCATTTACGGTATTCAGCACCGGATTCGTACTCAATGAATACACAAAAAAATGTTTCATTCTTAACGTTATCGGTTTCCGATATCATTGATATTTTTTTTAACTTCTCCATTAGTTATTCTTAAAAGCGGTTTGAATTACTTTCCATTGGGTATCGGATAGCTCGTATTTATCTAATGCCTGTTCAACTTGTTTCTTTTGACCCTTTTCAATAGCATCTAACATTTTACTCATAGTGATATCGGATAGCTTTATTTTCTTTGAACTAACCACACTATTCGCATCGTCATCCTCCATTTCTAAAGATAAAAGCGAACTCAAAGTAAATCTACGGTAATAAGTTATGCAAGCACCTACTTGTTGAGCATTTAAACCGTCTTGTATTCTTAAGGTCGAAGTAACTGACTCCCCAGTTTCAGAATCTGTTATAACCGTACTAACATTTAACCCATCAATAGGCTGAATAATAACTAATCCAAGTTCTGAAAGTAATGGTTTAACATCGCTTAAGATTTGATTAAGCGTAGCGTAAGAGGATTTAAAATGAGGATTTTTACCATCCTTTTTAATTGCATTAACCTTTGTTTGGAAGGCTAATAATTTAGAGTTGATTGTTTTCATTAGAATTGTTTGTCTGTATTGTAAACCGTTTTACCATTGCCTATAAAATTTTTCTTTACTTTATCTTTACGCTCCTGCTCACTTTGACCTTCAGTAATAGTCACATCCTTGCCCCACTCGTTTTCGGAATCGTTACAGATAATTGAGATGTTAAGGTATTCGTTACCGTCTTTACCTTTGATTAATTTAGATTTGTTGATTTTGTTTAGATTGATACTCGCTGAGATGATTTTCATATTTAGTTGTTTTTAGATTGTAATATTTCCATTTGTGCTTTAATAGATGCTTCTTGAATTAGATACGACTCTAACTTTAACAAGGTTTGTTTATTGTCTTTTAAGAACTCAACAAAATGATAAGGCTCAAGCCTTTCCATAGCTTCATAGATTTTCAAAACTGCGCTTTCCATAGATGTCTTTATAAATTAAGTCATAATCAACCTCACATGCACCGTCCTCAGTGTATGCGTTTACGTTAGTAATGTTAATGTCCTCGAAGCACGTATCATCTTCATAGTAATAAGTGTACTCATATTCCACCGTTACTTCTTGTCCGTTAATTACTGTTTCGAAGCTTTCCATTGAGTTTAAAATAAAGTTTTAAAGCGGCATCGATTGTTTTCCTGAAGTTGCCTCTACCCTCAGTCCAAAGTAGGTCCCTGACCTCATCGGATGGCCAATAATTAATTGACCAGTTATTTTTTGGTTTATTCATATATATATCTTAAAGTATTTTGTGATAAATGAAAGTATCCTTGATTATTCATAAAGTTAAACAATTCTTTTAAAGTATAAAAGTTTTTGTTAAACTCTTTAGAATAGAATATCGGACCTCCGAAAGCTTCTTTTTGCTTTACAACTGAAATCTTATGATTTTTAAAAAAACAATAGTTAGTCATGTTATTTAGTTTAATGTGCGTTACCGAGTCGCACCCCTCGTTTTTATTAATTTACAAAATTGTAGCTATAAGATATTTTATGGACTTTCCCAAGTGATGAATACAATGTAACGCTGTTTAATTCTTTGTCATTTAAGTAAATGAAATTGATGTTTTTATCGGGGCTTTCAGTTCTTAAAACTGAGAAATCTCTATTTAAAATTTCTTTAACTGTTTCTAAATTTTGTCCTTGTAATTTGCTGATTTTAGTTGAAGTTTTCATATCGTTTGTTTTTTGCATACACAAATGTATATATATATATTAAATAACTAACTAACAAATATGTTAAATTTTAATCTATTTATATAACTTATTGATAATCAACCCAATAAAATTACACTAACTTGATTAAATTGTTATAATTTTGAGCTATCAAAACCCTAATAGATAATCATATCACTGAGAATGAGCGATTTTATAGGGATTTTTGTCGTAACTTATATCGTGGTAGGTATTTACACGATGACCTATTTAATGACTTTTATTTAAAGTTAGTTGAAATGCCTGATAAAGTTAAAGAGTATTCGGATAGGGATAACCTTAAAAATTTATGCTGTGCGACTATCTGGTATCTTTGGTCAAAGCGTGGACGTAAAAGCTCACTTTTAAATGAGGTATGTAATTTAGAATTAACTCAGGACATACCATCGGACTCAGAGGGCGAATACGATATAGAACAAGCTTCACTTATAATTAACGACATATTAAAAAATAGAGAAACATTAGTTCCTGTGCTTATAACCCTTCAGGCCCAGGATGAAAGTTTACGCTCCATAGAACGTAAAACCGGTATCGGACGTAATACTTTAAGTAAAAGATATAAAGAAGGATTTGAAATAATTAAAAACAGATTTAAAAATGAACTCAACTGAATCACTTAATTACTATAACCAACACAAACAAACATTTGATGCTTGGTTAAGTATCGGAGAAAAGATTAACGTAGGTAACGGACTTGTAGCCCCTTTAATTTCATATTACGAGGAAACTACCGGATTTAAGATTAACGGATGTCCTGATTGTATATCGGATATGTTAGTATGGTATTCAACTCAAGAAAATAAAAAGAAAAAAAAGAATGACTGAGCAACTAAATAAACTCGACTCAATAGCGGATAGGTTATATATTATCGCCGAACAATTAAAAGAGGAACGTTCCGGACGTCCGTTGAGATTACCTCAAAAACTAACTAATGAGGAATACATGTGGTTAGCGGACTATCTTTTAAAACAAAGAGAGTTATTAAAGAGTGAATGATGAATTTCAAATAAGAGCTTTTTTTATGCCAAAACCAAACAAAGGGGAAACCAAGGATGAATACCTACAAAGATGTATGGGTGATTCCGAAATGCAAAAGTATTCACAGGACCAAAGATATTTACTATGTAATGTCTATTGGAAGGAAGTTAAGTTAGAATCATATACCGACTATCCCCAGGCAGCAACGGAGAATGCTAAAATAGCTTTACGCTGGGCTGAAGAGCATGGATGGGGTGATTGTGCAACTCCGGTAGGTAAACAAAGAGCAAATCAGTTAGCAAACCGTGAGCCGATATCGGAAGATACTATCTCAAGAATGGCGGCTTTTGAACGACATAGACAAAACTCTAAAAAAGAATTAGGGGATGGATGCGGTAGATTAGCTTGGTTAGCTTGGGGAGGTGATGAAGGTATCGAATGGAGTAAAAGAAAATTAAAACAGATTAGGAATGAAGTCTAAAGAACTCAGCCACAAACTAAACTTTGGAAAACGAAAGGTAGGCAAGTATAAAAAAAGAAAAGGACCAAAAGACAAACCCGTTAAAAAATACAGAGGTCAAGGATGAAACTATCTAACATAAAACCAAACCCAAAGAACCCTCGGATAATAAAAGACGACAAGTTTAAAAAGTTAGTCCAGTCAATTAAGGACTTCCCCGAAATGATGGAGAAGCGTCCAATGGTTTGCGTAACGGATGTAGATAAAAAGATTTACCCTTTAGGAGGGAATATGAGATTAAAAGCCATTCAAGAATTAGGGCATAAAGAAATACCTGATACTTGGGTCATGTTAGCGGATTCTTGGACTCAAGAACAAAGAAACGAATTTACCATTAAAGACAATGTAGGTTTCGGTGAATGGGATTGGGATAGTTTAGCAAACGAATGGGATAGTGAAAAGTTAGATGAATGGGGATTGGACGTTCCAGGATTTGAACCTGAAGTATTAGAGGCTGAGGAAGATGATTTTGCGGTGCCTGAAGGCGGAGTTGAAACGAACATAGTATTAGGCGATTTATTTGAAATAGGAGAACATCGTTTACTTTGTGGGGATAGTACGGATAGCGACCAAGTTGCTAAACTAATGAACGGAGAAAAGGCAGAAATTAGTTTTACAAGTCCACCATATAATGCAGGCACAACACCTACTGAAATAAAAATGGGTAAAATTTCTAAATATGCAAATGACAATGATAATAAAGATGAAAGCGATTATTTAAAATTATTAATGGATTTTACAAATAATACTTTATTATTTTCAGAATATAGTTTTATAAATATTCAAAGTTTATCTGGAAATAAAACAGCTTTAATTGATTTTTTATATAATATGAAATCTTTTTATGCTGATACTATTATATGGCAAAAACAAAACGCACAACCTGCAATGGCTGAAAACGTATTAAATAGTCAATTTGAATATATACATATTTTTAGTCATAAAGCAAATAGAGCAATTGGAACAAAAAAATTTAGAGGTACTTTGAGCAATGTTTTAGAAATAAGTAAACAAACAAAAAACGAAATAAAAGAACATAATGCAACTTTTCCAATAGATTTAGCAAATTATTTTGTATCTAATTTTGCAGAAAAAAGTATTATTGATTTATTTTTAGGTAGTGGTACAACAATGGTAGCATCACACCAACTTAAACGCAAATGTTACGGTATGGAATTAGACCCGAAGTATTGCCAAGTGATAATTGACCGAATGAAAAAACTCGACCCGACATTAGTTATTAAAAAGAACGGTGTTACAATGATTTAACAGAGATTTATGGCAAATAAGTTAGATAATTTAATACCATTCAAAAAAGGTCAGTCAGGTAATCCCGACGGAAGACCCAAGAAGATTGAAAACGTATTAACGGATTACTTCTTAGCGGAGCATAATTTAAAACTAACTAAAAGCCAAAGTCAGGACATTATAAAAACAATCCTCGGTAAAACAAGAGCCGAGTTAATGGAGTTAGCAAAGAACGATAACCTACCTTTTTGGGTTGCATTAATAGCAAAGAAAGCAACGAGGGATTTCGAAAAGGGAAGCATTCATATATTAGACGTATTATTTGACCGTGTTTACGGTAAGCCTAAAGAGGAAGTGGACCACGTTATAAGCCACGAACAAAGGATATTTAAACAAATAGACTTGGATGCTCCAGAAGACAACAGCTCAGCGGAAAATATCTAAATTAAAAAAAAGAGTTCGGATAGTTCAAGGGGGTACAAGCTCCTCTAAGACTTTCAGTATCATTCCTTTACTTATTGATTACGCTGTATTTAAACCTAAAACCGAAATCAGTATCGTATCGGAATCAATCCCACACTTAAGACGTGGAGCTTTAAAAGACTTTATTAAAATAATGGATTGGTTAGGAATGTACCGAGAGGAACAGTTTAACCGAAGTACACTCCGATATGATTTTGTTAATGGTTCTTACATAGAGTTTTT